GGAGATAAAGTAATGGCTTACTATGCTTATGATGTGATGAGTACAGCTTTGATTGGTATTGCACACAGCAGAAAGAAAGACAACGAATTATTCTTGGACTGCTTCCGCTCTATGTTTCGCTTTACGGCTCAATATGGCTTAGGCACCCCAATGCAGATAGAAGTAGAGCGACACCTTACAGGCGAACATGTAGAGGGCTTGCTCAAAGCCAATAACATTTTCCCTTTTGTGCGATTCTGTAATCCAACTAATTCGCAAGAGAAGTATGCCGAGACCATGATCCGAGGTAAGAAGTACGGGATAGAGAAAGACAGGCACCAAAATGTAGGACGACACTATGCAAAATTGGACAGCAACCGCGTGACTACCCCAAAGATATTTGACGAGTTCAACAATAACTACAAGGAGGCTAAGGCTACCTACGAAGAGATAGTAGCCTCGGAAATGGAAGAGCAAACCCTCTATAACAATCAGCTACACCCCGACCAAGAGCGCTTCCCTGGAAAGACACGTTTGCAGGTATTTTTAGAAAATGTAAATCCGAACCTACCGAAACTCAACCGAGCCCTCTTAGCGCAATATATAGGCAGATGTGTGCCTACTACGATACGTAGAAACCAATATGTAACCGTACAATATCAAAAGTACCAATTGCCTAACCCGCAAGTTATTTCCTTACTCTCCTCCTATGAGGTACAAGCGTATTACCTGCCTAATGAGGAGGGTGTAGAAGAGGTGTATTTGTACCAAGAAAACCAATTCCTCTGTGAGTGTAAGCGCCTTAAATCCTTTAACCGTGCCAATGCCGAATGGACAGAAGAGGACAAGGAGATATACCAAGAGCAAATGCATTATATCAAGCAATTTGACCAATATACCAAAGAAAAAACCATTGAAAAGCTCTCAAAGATAGGCACACTTTCGGTGGAGAAAAAGACGCAAAAAGTAGCCGCTTCTGCCCCTATTGTAGCCTATGAGGAGCAACCCACTACTAACTACAAAGAGTATCAGAAAACTAAAACAGAAACGATAAATAAAGCCTTATTAGACCTATGATCACAACAGCATTAAAAGAAAAAATCATTTTGGCGATTGCCGAAAATAGAAAGAACTACCAATCCGACAGTAAGCACGCACAGAGCTTGGGGATTAACACAGCGCAGTATAGCCGTATCAAGAAAGGCGAATTGGAGGGTGTGCTTAGCGATGCCAATTGGGTTAGCATAGCCCGCAGACTCCAAGTACAACTCAAGGACGAACGTCCTTGGGTTACGGTAGAAACAGAGACCTTCCAATACATCTATTTGCAACTTTCGGCCTGCCAAGAGCGTTCCATCTCGGCTATCCTATGCGATAGGGCAGGAATTGGCAAGACACACACTGCCAGAGTATATGTGAGTAAGAACAAGAATGCAGTGTATATAGACTGCTCCCAGGTGAAGACCAAACAGAAACTCATTCGCAAGATCGCCCAAGAGTTTGGTATTGCCCATACAGGGCGTTATGCCGATGTATATGAGGACTTGGTATTCTATGTAAAACAATTGGAAAACCCGCTTATCATCTTGGACGAGGCTGGGGACTTGGAGTACCACGCCTTCCTTGAACTCAAGAGCCTATGGAACGCTACCGAGTACGCTTGTGGTTGGTATATGATGGGTGCCGACGGATTGCAGGCAAAGATAGACCGCAACAAGGACATCAAAAAGGTAGGGTATGCAGAGATATTTGACCGTTACGGCTCGAAATACAGCCGTGTAAGTCCTGCCCAAGACAACGAAGCAATTACGGCTTTCCTCTTGGGACAAATAGCCCAGATAGGCGAAGCAAATGGCTCTACCCTTACCCCCGAACAGCTCTTTGCTCGTACTAAGGGAAGCCTTAGAAAAGTACGTACAGAAATAGAAAAAGTGCGAGCCGCACAGGCAATTGGGTAACACCCGTAAACATTTTAATCAATGAGTAAAAAGTGATGATAGTAGAAAACGATACAGAGAAAGCAGTAATACCAAGGGCTTACACCTATGAGGACTTGGCAAGAAAGAAATATAAGACATTGCCTCTATCGGAGCCTTGGCATACCCACTTAGGGGAGATAGAGAGAGCGGGGAGTATTCTTATCTATGGAGATTCGGGGCACGGAAAGACAACCTACGCGCTGCAACTAATGAAGGAATTGTGCAAGTATGAAAAAGTACTTTACAACTCTTTAGAAGAGTGTGGGAGTAAGTCTTTACTTGATAATTTAGACCGATATGGACTAAAGCAATATCGTAACCGATATACCGTGCAGAAAGAACGTATAGAGGAATTGATACAAAGGCTTAATCGCCCACAACAGCCTAAGATAGTGTTTATAGATAGTGTTCAGGAGTGTTTTAGGGAAAAGAAAGCCAATATATATAACCAACTTATAGAGCAGTTTCCCACCACCTTATTTATTGGTATTTCCCAAGTGGATCGCAAGGGAAACCCAAAAGGGGCTATAGCTGATAAATTCTATTGGTTAAGCCAAGATAGGGTATATATAAAAAACTTCGAGGCTTATATAAATAAGACACGGACGGGGGGTAACATACTGGAACCTTTGGTTATATCACAGTCGGAGAAAGAAAAAAGAGAGTTAAAAATGATTAGATAATAGATAATAAAATATGGGAACTATAGAAAAGCAAAAGACATTTAGGCACTGCCTGCTGTATTACTTGGATTGTAGTTATAGGCAATATGAAGCGCTCAAGTATGGATACTTCCTTACTTGGTGTGAGCAGGTGAATAGGGAAAAACGAATAGTGAAAAGATTAGAAGACTTAACGGGTAATGACTATCTCAATAATTGGTTTGATGACCAATGGTACTACTTAGTAGAGTGTAGTATAGAGAGGTATTATGGCAATGCTCTTAGAGAGGGTATTTTTGACAAGGCAGATGTAGAGCTAATGATAGAGTTATTTGTTGAAGATATTTTTAAAATCTATCCGAAGACTATATTACAACTAATCAAGAGCGAAGAACGAAAAATAATAGTACAATGAACCAACTATATATGGAAGTACTGAGGCTTGACAACTTCTTACAAGCCTTGACAGAATCAGAGCGGACAATGATACATCAGTATCATGCGGGCTATAGGAAAAGTGTACCGATCGTGGTACTAACTATCTACGAATGGATACGAGAGAATAAGTGGGAATCTCCTTACCTTAGATACGATCAGGACAGAGTGCTGATGTGGTATAATGAGGAGAACAAACGATGGGAACCGATAGAGACCAACAAGCTATTTAAAGCAAAAGTAGTAAGATAATTTAAAAAATAGATATTACCATGAGTGTAGATTTATCACAACTAAGTGCCGAGGAACGTGCAGCACTTATAGAACAGGCAAAAGAGTTAAACGCCCAAGAGAGACAAGAAAAACAAAAAGCCTACGAGGCAATGAAAGCCGATGCGATTACCAGCCTTATCACCATTGCCAAGGATATCAACGAGCAATTGAAGGAGTTCAAACAGCATTCTTTCGAGACGATGGACACCCTATACGAGCTACTAAAGGAGTACAGCGGGAGACACGCTGAGGGCAAAGGAAACTTTAAGATTGAGTTTGGTGCCTTTAAGGTAGAGTACAATAAGCAGGGTAAAGGCTCCTATGACGAGCGTGCCACCGAGGCGGAGAAGTATATCTTTGACTTTATAGAAAGCCGCTACTCAGGCGATGAGGGTACTAAGGAGTTTATCCTTTCCCTATTGGAACGCAAAAAGGGCGAACTTGACCCCGATAACATTCAGAAGCTCTACAAGTACGAGAGCAAGTTTGCCGACCCGAACTTCTCTAAGGCGTGTGAGCTATTCCGTGAATCCTACCAATATAACCACTCCAAAGATTATATCCGATTCTACGAGAAAGATGAGCACGGCAAGTGGCAGAATATATTGTTACAATTTTCAGCCATATAGTCCCCCTAACCCCTGAAGGGGGAATAAATATACCCTGCCCTTAGCGTGTCGTTGGTATTAAGGGGACGCCCATAAGAGACCCCCTAAGGCAGGGTTTTTATATAACCTTTAAAAACGATTTAAAATGTATTTTATAACAAAAAA